CTACACCGCTCGGTACAACCACGAAACCATCGCGCTGGCCTTCTCGATCACCGAGGAAGCTATCGAGGACAACCTGTACGACCGCCTCGGCAGCCGTTACACTCGTGCCCTCGCCCGCTCGATGGCCCACACCAAGCAGGTGAAAGCCGCCTCGATCCTGAACAACGCCTTCACGGCGGGTGCTTCGGCTGGCGGCGACGGCGTGGCTCTCTGCGCCACCAACCACCCGCTGGTCAACGGCGCTACCCTCGCCAACAGGCCCACCGTTGATGCCGACCTGAACGAAACCTCGCTCGAGGACGCTCTGATCAACATCGCTGGTTTCGTTGACGAGCGCGGCCTGAAGGTTGCCCTGCGCGGCACGAAGTTGGTGATTCCTCGCCAGCTCCAGTTCGTCGCAGAACGCCTGATGGTGTCGAACCTTCGCGTCGGCACCGCCGACAACGACGTCAACGCCATCCGCTCGATGGGCATGCTGCCGGAAGGTTATGTGGTCAACGACTTCCTGACCGACCCGGACGCATACTTCGTCAAGACGGACGCTCCCCGTGGTTTCATCCACTTCGAGCGCACCGCCATGACGACCGGTATGGAAGCTGACTTCGACACCGGCAACATGCGCTACAAGGCTCGTGAGCGTTACTCGTTCGGCTTCTCGGACCCGCGTTGCGTGTACGGTACAATCGGCGCGTAATCCCCTGCACCTCCTTCGGGAATGCAGTGAAAGGTCCACTTCGGTGGGCCTTTCTTTTTGCCTCTGCCCCGTGTAGACTGCCGCAAAGGGTAACATTAGCCGCACAGACAGGACGCCCTTCCTGACTTTGCACAGACTGCGCGGCGAAACCTTGTGCAAGAGGAAAAAGCCATGACCAATACCACGTTTAGCGGTCCCGTCCGTTCGCAAAACGGCTTCCAAACCATCTCCGTCAACAGCACCACTGGCGCTGAAACCCTCACCGGCTCGTTCGGTTTTGGCATCGCAAACCCCGCAGGTGTTGGCATCACCGGTGGCACGGGCACCGTCTACGAGACCTCCGTTGCCCGCAACAACGGCATCGTGACCACCTCAATCATGCTCGACCTGACCGGCCTGCAGTCGGGCGGCACGGCTGGCGACATCATTGGTACTAACGGTGCGGGCGTGGCTTACATTGCTCAGATCACGACTGCCAACAACGGCACTGTCTTCGGCGTTCGCATGACCTGCTATGAGCTCCCTGTTGGCGGTGACACCGACATCGACCTGTACTCGGCCACCGAAGGTACGGGCGTGGAGGACGTCGCGATCTCGACTTTGACAGAGACCCAGATTATCAACTCTGGCACTCTGGCTCTGGGGTCGGCTGTCTTTGGCACTGACATCGCCGCCAACCAGTACCTCTATCTCGTTGGTCAGGGCACCTCGAACGCGGCTTACACCGCGGGTCGTCTGCTGATTGAAATCTTCGGCTACGACGCCTAATAGGAGTATAGCAGAATGGGCGCGTCAGATATCCTTTCCGGACACCTCCACAGCAGCGGCTTTATCCGTAAGGCCAGAACCCGCATTAAAGCTTTCGACGTGGTCGGAAGCGCCAATGCAGGGATTCTTGAGTTCTGGGACACCACTGTCGCGCCCACCGCTGCCACTTATGGCCGGACCGCGGCCGTAGTGACAGTGACCAGCGTTGGGCACGGCCTGAGAACAGGCGACGTTGTGGGCATCTCCTTTGAAGAAGCTTCCGGGGTCATCGCGACTCCCGGGAGCTACGTCATCACCGTAACGGGTAATGACACCTTCACGCTAACCGACATCAACAGCGGGACTATCGCCACCAGCACCGTCTGCCGCTATGTTTCCAACAAGCAGAACGGCTATAACGCCCGTTGGCTTGCTACGTATCACACGTCTGCCACCGACATCTTCTTCAACGGGTTCAGCCTTCCCGACGAGGGTTTCCTCGCTCGGATTGGCGTGTACGTCTACGCGGAGAATCTTGACTCCATCAACGTGTACTACGGGTGACGATGCAATGGCCAAGACCCCAGCGTGGACCCGTAAAGAAGGGAAGAACCCCGCTGGGGGCTTGAACGCCAAGGGCCGAGCTTCGGCTAAGGCCGAAGGCATGAACCTGAAGCCCCCGGCTCCGAACCCGAAGACGGAGAAGGACGCCAGCCGCCGCAAGAGCTTCTGTGCCCGGATGACAGGCATGAAAAAGAAGCTCACGAGCGAGAAGACCAAGCGCGATCCAAACAGCCGGATCAACAAATCGCTTCGAGCGTGGGACTGCTGACATGAACCGCGCCAGCATGGCCAAACAGGTGGAGAGCTCCGTGTCCAAAAAAGATGCCTGCTACTCGAAGGTCAAGGCCCGATACAAGGTGTTCCCTTCCGCATACGCCAGCGGGGCGATTGCCAAGTGCCGTAAGGTCGGTGCGGACAACTGGGGCACCGGTTCCAGCAAATCTTCGTCGAAGAAGCCTGCTAAGAAGTCGAGGACGTTCTGATGGCTGTCCGCAAGACCGAGAAGGGTGCTTCGCTGCGCCGCTGGTTTAAGGAGGACTGGAAAGATGTCCGGACCGGAAAGGCTTGCGGACGTCAAGAAGGCGAGGACCGAGGAACGCCCTACTGCCGTCCGTCCAAGCGGATCAGCGAAAAAACCCCGAAGACCGCTTCCGAGATGACGACCTCCGAAAAGCGTAGTAGGGTCGCACAGAAGAAGAGTTTGGGGCAGCCTGCTGGAGCGCCCAAGCGCGTCAAACCCTTAAAGAGAAAACCGTGAGCGCAGAGATTGAACAGGACCTACGTAGCTGGTCGCGCGAGGTCTTAGAGGTCCCGAACCCTCACTTGGGGGGCATTCCCGCCTGTCCGTATGCGAAGCAGGCGTGGAGGGAGAACAAGGTTCTTGTTATCGAAACCGATAATATCTACGCCGCTGCCTTGACTGCCTGTTCCCGTTTTACTCAGTACGATAAGGACCTTGTGGTCGTTGCCTCGTACAACCTCCCGGACGTCGAGCACCTGCATGAGTATGCTGACGTTCTAAACCAGACCTTCCAGTCTTTGCACTGCATGCAGTTTCACCCCGACTACGGGGCAGAGGATGCAGAGTTGGACTTTTTGACGGACAACGACTGGGACAGTTCTGTCGAGCAGCCCTATTGCATGCTGTTCATCCAAGACCTTGAGAAGGTTGTTCGCGCTAGTGACAAGCTCGAGGTCTTGGGCTACTATAGAGCATATCCTCCCGATGAGTATCTAGCTCTCGTCGTCAACCGAAAAAGGAGACTTGGAAATGGCTATGAAACCTCGTGCGATGAAGTCCGGCGGTAAAAAGAAAAAGATGATGCGCGGCGGCGATGTTTCTCCGGACATGGTTAGTCCGCGTAAGGCCATGGGCATGGGCATGATGGGTGGCGGAATGGTCGGAGAAAAGAAAATGAAGCGCGGCGGTGCCGTGGGCATGAAGCGCGGCGGTGCCGTGGGCATGAAGAACAAGAAGTAAGACATGACCACATCAGGGACGCGCGACTTCAATCTGGACGTCGCGGAGATCATCGAGGAAGCGTATGAGCGCTGCGGGCTTGAGGTCCGCACGGGCTACGACGCGCGCACTGCCCGCCGGTCTCTGAACCTGATGTTGGCAGAGTGGGCCAACCGCGGCCTCAACCTGTGGACCGTGGCCGAGGGCATGTTCACGGTCACCGCGGGCGATCCGTCCTACGTGCTGGCTGCCGATGTTGTCGATATCCTCGACGTCATCGTCCGTCGCAGCGGAACGGACTACGAGATGGACCGGATCAGCCGGACGGAGTACTTCACCCTGCCGAACAAGACTACGCAGGGTCGGCCGAGCCAGTACTTCCTCGACCGGACAATCACCCCGACGATGTACGTCTGGGCAGCGCCTGAGAACTCGACGGACCAGATTCGGTACTACTACGTTCGTCGTATGCAGGACGCCGACTCCCTGACCAACACGAACGACATCCCGTTCCGCTTCCTGCCCTGCATGGTCGCTGGTCTTGCTTACTACATCTCGATGAAGCGGTCTCCGGAGCGCACGGGACTGCTGAAGGCGGTCTACGACGAAGAATTCCAGCGGGCTGCGGACGAGGACATTGACCGTGTCCCGCTCAAGCTGCAGCCCGGCAGGCCTTACCTGAGGGGCTAACGCATGTACGCAACAGGCAAAAAGGCTTGGGGCATTTCGGACCGCTCTGGCGTCCGATATCGCCTGCGCGACATGCGGAAAGAGTGGACTGGGGCTCTGGTGGGCCCGGACGAATACGATCCGAAGCACCCACAGCTGTATCCGCCCAAGACCTACCCCGACCCTCAGGCTCTCAAGAACCCTCGCCCTGACCCGGAGGAAGGCCACGTCTACGTCCCCGTGGGCAATACTGTTTTCCCGCCGGTGGCGATCATCTATCCGATGGTTGTTAGTCTCGGCTTTGTCACGGTGGTGATCACATGAGCTTTACATACGGCCAGCTGAAGCAGGCTCTGCAGGACTATCTCGAGACCTCGGAGACCACCTTCGTCAACAACCTGCCCCTATTCATCCGGATGTCCGAAGAGCGGATTCTGAAGAACGTGCAGCTGAGCCTGTTTCGCAAGAACGCCACGGCCAGCGCCACGATTGGGAACCAGTATTTGGCCTCCCCGAGCGACTTCCTTGCCCCGTTTTCCCTGTCCTATATGGGCGACAACAACGACAAGGTCTTTACCGAGTTTAAGGACGTCAGCTTCGTGCAGGAGTACACGCCCGATTCCAGCACGACCGGGGCTCCGAAGTACTACGCCCAGTTTGACAATGAGAACTTCATCCTGAGCCCGACTCCGGACGACAACTACGTCATGGAGCTCCATTACTTCTACCGCCCCGCCAGCCTGACGGCCGGTTCGGATAGCGGCACCACGTGGCTCAGCATTAACGCCGAACTGACTCTGTTCTACGGGGCAATGGTCGAGGCTTACATCTTCCTCAAGGGTGACCCGGACATGATGGCCACCTACGACAAGCGGTTCCAAGAGTCGCTGATTGGCCTCAAGATGCTGGGCGAAGCACGTCAGGTCACCGACGAGTATCGCACTGGCATGGTCATTCGAGGGAAGCAGTAATGTTCGCAGCCTCCATGAACCTCCCTCTGACCCCCATCGTGACGGTCACGACCACGGATAACCGCGGCCAGACGCCCGAGGAGGTCGCGCTTCGCTGCGTGAACAAGCTCATCAGCGTGTCGGATTCTGCACCGCAGGAGATCAGAGATCAGGCCTTGGCCTACCGCGCATCGCTGCTCAAGGTCGTGACGGCTTACATGAAAGAGGCAGTTACCAACGACCGCCTTACCGTGTATAATGCGCTCGTAGAGGCTGGGCACCCACAACTGGCTGCGGCCATTCAGAAGCTATAGGAGGCCGCGATGGCAATCACTCAGGCAATGTGCACTTCGTTCAAGGATCAGATTCTTGAGGCCGTCCACGACTTCCGCTCCAGCGGAGGCGACACCTTCAAGATCGCGCTCTACACGAGCTCTGCCACTCTGGACGCGACGACCACTGCGTACTCCGCCACGAACGAGGTCGCCAACTCTGGCACCTACGCGGCTGGCGGCGGCACACTGACCAACGTCAGCCCGACGACCTCTGGCACCACGGCATTCACGGACTTCGACGACATCTCGTTCACGTCGGCGACCATCAACGCCCGTGGCGCTCTGATCTATAACTCGACCCCGACCCACACCTTCACCAACCCCTCGGTGGCTGTGCTGGACTTCGGCGGCGACAAGATTTCCACGTCGGGTACATTCACCATTCAGTTCCCAACGGCAGACGCCTCGAACGCCATCATCCGTATCAGCTAAGGAAGTGCCATGGCTCTCGTAGTAGCTGATCGTGTCCAAGAAACCACGAGCACCACAAGCACGTCCAGTTACGTCCTGCTAGGTGCCGCCAATGGCTATCAGTCCTTCGGGGCTGTGTTGGCCAATGGGGACACGACATACTACGCGATCACCAACGACACCGACTGGGAGGTGGGTATTGGCACCTACTCGACCACGGGTCCGACCCTAGCCCGCACGACGATCCTCGCGTCAAGCAGCGGCGGCTCCGCAGTCAACTGGGGCGCGGGCGTCAAGAACATCTTCATCTCCTATGCTGCCAGCAAGGCGGTGTATCTGGACGCATCGGGCGACGTCCTCGTCGCCGACAAGATCGTCCACACGGGAGACACCGATACGGCAATCCGCTTCCCTGCAGCCAACACGATGTCCGTGGAGACCGGGGGCACTGAGCGCTTCAAGGTCGAGAACAGCACCATCACCACGACGATCCCGGTGTTGCTCCCTGCCGACCCTACGCTGGCCCTGCAGGCCGCGACCAAGCAGTACGTCGATACCTTGGTCGCAAGCGGTATCCACTTCCACCAGCCTGTCAGGGTGGAAAACCCAGCCAACCTGAACGCCACCTACAACAACGGCACCGCTGGTGTCGGGGCCACCCTGACCAACGCTGGGACGCAGGTCGCCCTTGTGATGGATGGCGTTACTGTGGCCACCAACGACCGCGTTCTGGTGTACGAACAGACCGACCAGACCCAGAACGGCATTTATGTTGTCACCAACACCGGTTCGGGCTCAACTAACTGGGTTCTGACCCGCGCCAGTGACGCTGACACCTACGTCATCAACAGCGCGAACGGCTTGAGCGAAGGCTCCACGGTCTTTGTCCAGCAGGGCACCACGGGCGCGGGCGAGACGTACACCTGCAACACCTCCGGCACCATCACGTTCGGGACGACAAACATCACGTTTGCCCAGATTTCCTCGGCTCAGGTTTACTCGGCTGGAAGCGGCCTTGCCCTGACCGGCACCGTGTTCTCAAACACTGCTCCCGACCAGACTGTCACACTCACCCAAGGCGGCGCGACGACCATTACGGGGACCTACCCCAACTTTACGATCACATCGACAGACACCACCTACACGGCTGGTGGTGGCATTGGCCTCACTACCACGGAGTTTTCTGTTGCGGCGGGTAGTGGCCTCACACAGGACGCGGACGGCCTGTCTCACGCCGACACGTCCTCTCAGGCCAGCATCGACAACACTGGGGCGACGTTCGTTCAGGACATCAACCTAGATGGCTTTGGGCACGTCACGGGAGCGGCTTCCGTCACGGTGACGCCATCGCTGATTGGAGCCCCGCAGAACGACGGTACGGGTGCCACTGGCACTTGGAGTATCTCCATCAGCGGCAACGCCAACAACGTCTCTGGCACGGTGTCTGTGAGCAATGGCGGCACGGGTGCGACGACTGCACCGCAGGCGCTCACCAACTTGGGCGCAGCGCCTCTGGCATCCCCTGCATTCACGGGCGACGTGTCGATTGAGGACAAGATCGTCCACACGGGCGACACCAACACGGCCATTCGCTTCCCTGCGGCTGATACCGTGACGGTGGAGACAGCTGGGTCTGAACGGCTCAGGGTGGATAGCTCTGGCAACGTCGGCATTGATACCATAACCCCCTCCGCCAAGCTCGACGTCAACGGGACGGCCAACGCGACCACCCTCTCCATCGGCGGAACGGCTATTACAGCCAGCGCTGCTGAGCTGAATTTCGTTGACGGTGTGACGTCAGCCATTCAGCCCCAACTCAACGCTAAGGGTCCCGTGGGCGGCGGCACTGATAGCCTGTTCTATGAAAACGGCCAGACGATGACCACGAACTATACCATCCCTTCAACCAAGAACGCCATGTCCACCGGGCCGATCACCATCAACTCTGGTGTGACGCTGACGGTTGAGGGTGGCGCTCGTTATGTGGTGATCTGATGAGCAAAATTGCACTCACGCCGGACAATGGTGGGACGGGGATTTTCACTATTGCCTCCCCCGGCACGAACACGGATCGGACGCTGACGCTGGCGGATAACACTGGCACGGTTTTGACGACTGCTAGCACTGTAATACAGAAAGCTATGCCTGCGTTCCGGGCGTATAAAACGTCTGCTCAGACTATCAGCAGCAGCACCTTTACAAAAGTGTCGCTGCAAGCTGAGTCCTTTGACGTTACCAATGCGTTTGATTCAACGACCAACTACCGATTTCAACCGACTGTGGCCGGATATTATCAGGCAAACGGCACCATCATTTTTGAATCGACCAGCACCTTTACGCGGGGAATTTTGACTATCCGGCGCAACGGTGTTGAAGGTGATAACTACGGGCGCATGGTCGACGTCAACAACTCTACTGGTGCTTTCATTCAATTGTCTGGCAGCGCGCTTTTTTACCTTAACGGCTCAACAGATTATCTTGAGCTTTGGGCTTGGGCCTCTGGAACTGGAACGCTTACTGTTGGATCGGCAGACTCAAACACATCTGTGCTGTCTGGATTTTTGGCGGGAGTTGCATAATGACCTTGTATGAAAAGATCATGGCGATCTATCCCGACCTGACGCAAGAGGATTTCCTCACGGTCATCACGCTGCAAAACGACAGCGATGGTCGTGGCGACTATATTGCCAAGTGGGAGCATCCTGTGTTTCCTCGTCCTGAACTGGAGGCCGACTAGTGTCCACGCTCCGCACAAACGCGATCCTCGACGCTGCTGGTGGCAACACGGCTACGATCAACACTGTGCCTCTGCGCCCCGGTGTTCTTGACCCTGAGAACCGCATCATCAACGGGGCCTTCGACTTCTGGCAGCGGGGGACGAGCTTTACTGCGTCTGCGTATGGGGCTGATCGGTGGAATAACAATACATCTGGGGGCACAGTCACTATGTCTCGGCAGTCTTTTACTGTTGGGGACACGCTTGGCACTAACAACCCGACTTACTTCCTGCGGCAAACAGTGAGTGGTCAAACGCTATCTTCTTCTACTGCGATAGTTCAACAACGCATAGAAGGCGTTCGAAACTATGCAGGCCAGACTATTACCATCCTTGGTTGGGCGCGCAGGTCGTCAGGCTCTGGCAACATGGCCGTGGAAATAATTCAAGATTTCGGCACTGGTGGATCGCCGTCTTCTGCCGTTTTGCTCGCCCCTCAGACCGTAACCTTGACAACCTCATTTGCGCCATTTGCACTGACGTTCACTGTGACTTCCATCACGGGAAAGACCCTCGGCACTAACGGAAACGACTTTCTCGCGGTCAACTTCTGGACTTCTGCGGGAAGCGACTTCAACGCCCGCACCAACAGCCTCGGCCTCCAGACCATCGGGGTTGACCTGTGGGGCGTCCACATCAAGGTTGGCACTCACACCACGGCGGCAACAGACTTGTACAAGCAGCCCGAATTGGGTCCTGAGTTGGCGCGGTGCCAGCGGTATTATCAGCTTATCGCTTCGACAGCGGGTGTGCTGGCTGGAAGAGCTTCTGGAACCACTGGCGCAATCTACGGCGTCCCGCTTACTGTGCCAATGAGGGGTAATCCATCTGCAAACAACCCGACAATGATTTTTTACGGGGCCACTGCATTTGGCACGTCAAGTGGTGGAACAAACACGCTAGTTGCTTATAGCACATCCGGTGTCTCGATTACGGCATCTTTCGTAAAAACAGGATTCACTGGTATTACGGATGATCGGGTTGTTAGTATTTACCCGACGCAAGAGTTGACCTTGGACGCGGAGCTTTGACCATGAACACCATGACCATTACCTCGGCCAAATACGCCACGAACAAGGGCGAAATTGTTGGGATAAACGCCACCATCGACGGGCAAGAGTGGTCCGTGCCCTTGACCCCCGGCAACCGCCACTACGACGAGATCATGCGTCAGGTGGAAGCTGGCGATCTGGTGATTGAACAGGAGACCCAAGCATGAGCGTTGTCATCGACGGAACCACGGGCGTCTCGGGCGTAAGCGGGTCGGCATCCACGCCAGCCGTGCAGGGCGAGGACAGCAACACGGGAGTGTTCTTCCCTGCGGCAGACACCATCGCCTTCTCGGAGGGTGGGGTTGAGGTTATGCGGATCACGCCCGACGCCAGAGTGGGCATCGGGACCACCACACCGTCCACCGCCCTGCATGTGAATGGCACGGTCACGGCGACAACTTTTGCGGGAAGCCTCACGGGGACTGCCTCCAACACGACCAGCATTAGCAGTGCTGTAGGCAGCAATTTCACTTGGACTGGTATTCAGGGTTTCCAATCAAACCAAAACACAACCGGGTCAAACCCCCCCTTGCAGGCTTATTCATCAAGTGGCGGCGCTATCATGGCGTTCCACCGTGCGAACGTCTACGCCGTCAACATGGGCCTAGACAGCGACAACGTGTTCCGCATTGGTGGTTGGTCGGCTCCAGCAAACCTCCTCCAGATGGACATGGCGGGCAACCTGACCATGGCCAACAACGTAACCGCATACTCCGACATCCGCTTGAAGGAAGACCTTGAGCCTATTCCGGATGCGATAGAGAAGGTGCAGTCCCTGACGGGGTACACATACACTCGCATAGACAGCGGGCAGCGTCAGACGGGGTTGGTCGCTCAGGAGGTGCAGAAGGTCCTGCCGGAGGCGGTCATGGACAATGGAGAGCATCTGAGCCTTGCCTATGGAAACATGGTCGGCCTGCTGATTGAGGCCATCAAGGAGCAACAGGCGCAGATCGACGAGCTCCGCGCCAAGATTGAAGGTGTGTGATGCCACTGCCATCCTCTGGAACGATAACCTTGGCCCAAATTCAAACTGAGTTTGGAGGGTCCAACCCTATATCGCTGAATGAGTACTACCGTGGCACTGGCAGCGTGACGAACAACAACACCAACATCCCGACATCCGGGACGATATCGATGAGTAACTTCTACAATGGAGTGACATCGACGATAACCTACGTTGGGGGGCTTACGTCTGCCGCAAGCGGCATCTCGGCTGGCGTCAGGACCATAACGATCAACGGCGCTTTGACTGGCGGTGTTGCAGCATCGCCCTCTGTGGGTGACTTGGTTCTCCTAACTTGGTGCTGCAGTGTCACGGCCGCGGCGTCGTTCAGCGCCACCACTGCAGGGTGGACAACTATTTTTTCAATCTACAACCCATCGACTACAGGTCGTGGGCAGGGCACCATCCTGTCGGTTTCCTATAAAATCTGGGCCTCGGGCGACTCTGCGGTAACCTTCACTGTCAGCGCCAGCAGCAACAATGCCTCTGCCGCTTCGATAAAAGTGTTCCGTAATATCCGGCGCTCGGGGTCAACTCCAGAACTGCTGACTGCCACCAACTCGCAGGCAAACGGCTCTTCGGCAACCATTAACCCGCCTGCGATCACTACTGGAAGCAAGAATTTCGTTGCCGTGGTGTGCGTGGGTTTTGGCAACAACGACAGCTCGGCCCTCACGGCACCGGGAGACATGTTGGCCGTCCTGACCTCCAACGGCAACGACTTCAGGGATGCTAGGATCGGCATGGGTCACTCGGCCACGATATCGAACGCTGGCACATACACCCCAAGCAATTGGGCCATGGCCACCGCAGTCGATAGAGCGCCCGTATCCATTACCATTGGGCTGCGGCCAGACTGACGGCACAAAGCTGGGGTGACCGACACCGCGCCCCGTGGTATAATACCATGAACCCGAGAGAGGAGGGACATCATGTTTGGCTTTAGTCCCTTCTCAACAGCTCCGTTCTCGGACCTTGGCGAGACAACCGACGTTGTCGTAGGCGTCCTAGGGGTATCCGCAGGCACCGCTGTTGGGAGCGTTAGTGCCCCAGCCGCAGCCATCCTCACAGGCGTGTCTGCCTCCGCCGATCTCGGCTCCGTCGTCGTTACTGGCTCCGCCCTTGTCCCCGTGTCCGGTGTGTCCGCATCTGCGAATGTCGGCTCCGTCACGGTCCAAGCCAATGCCAATGTTGATGTTTCTGGCGTCTCCGCGTCCGCCAATCTCGGCTCGGTCACCGTCACGGCCTCCGCGCTTGTGCAGCCATCTGGTGTGTCCGCTGCAGGTCAGCTTGGCGACGTCACTGTTGCAGCCTCTGCCCTTGTCCTCGCAACGGGCGTTTCCGCTGAAGCGCAGCTTGGTGATGTCGTCGTCGCGGGCTCGGCCCTAGTCCTTCCCACGGGCGTCTCGGGTGCATCGGCTCTTGGTACGGTGGTCGTTCAGGCTGGCGCGGAAGTTCCTGTGGTCGGCGTCTCCGCCTCCGGTGCTGTTGGTTCCGTCACCGTTACAGGCTCTGCGGTCGTCATCCCGCTCGGCGTCAGCGCCATTGGCCGCGTTGGTCAGGTCACTGTCTGGGGTAACATTGTGCCGAACCCCGGTACGGCTTGGGACCCGCTCAACCCCGTGCCGCCCACATCGTGGGCTGGCATCACACCACTACCGGGTTCGGCGTGGACGCAGGTCGATCCTAATGCTATAAACGTCTGGACAGAAATTGAGCCAGCGCCCACTACGGTATGGGCCCCAGTCGCCGCGTGAGGATGAGAGATGCCTAGCACATACACAAGCAACCTCGGTATCGAGCTTCCAGCCGACGGCGAACAGGACGGCGTCTGGGGTGATGTTGTCAATGACAACATGAATATCTTGGACCGTGGGATCAACGGGTCGATTAGCCTGTCCTTGAGCGGAACATCCTCAACACTGACCACCTCCGACGGCGTTCTCAGCAACGGCCAGTACAAGGCCCTGATCCTCGGTGGCACCCCGAGTGGGACGCATACGATCACCATCGCCCCAAATGACGCCCAGAAGATTTACTACGTCTACAACCTTTCTGGTCAGTCGGTCGTCCTGTCGCAGGGGTCCGGCACAACCGTGACCATCGCCAACAACGATACTGCGGTCGTCTACTCGGACGGGGGTGGCGGCGCGGCGGGCGTTGTAAACCTGACCGACCATTTTGCCATGAACTCGGCAAAGATCACGGGCGGAGCCATCTCCGGGGTGTCCTTGTCCACCAGCAGTGCGACAGTGACGGGCGGTACGATCAACGGTACAACCGTAGGTGCCTCGACTGCGTCCAGTGGTGCCTTCACCACGCTGTCGGCGTCAGGAGCCACGGCCCTCTCAGGGACCACCACGCTTACCGCCCAGCTCGGCCTTGGCGGCGCAAACTACGGAACAGCGGGGCAAGTGCTGACGTCTCAGGGCGCAGGGAGCGCCCCCGCTTGGGCCAACAGCTTCCCGTCCGGCGGCATCATACTCTGGTCAGGCTCTGTGGCCTCGATCCCCGCCGGTTGGCTTTTGTGCAACGGAAGCAGTGGAACTCCTGACCTTCGGGATCGTTTCGTCGTTGGTGCTGGATCGACATATGCCGTAGCTGCAACTGGCGGCTCTGCTACTGTCACGCTGTCCACCTCGGAGATTCCGTCCCACACGCACACGTTCAGTGCCACGACCTCCACTGACGGCGCTCACGCCCACACCTACCAGCTCCCAGATTTGATCTCGAACGGTGAGCGCGACAACAATCCGCAGTTTGGCGACACAACTTCGACTGCGACAACATCCACCGCAGGCGCACACAACCACACCGTCAGCGGCACCACCGCTGCGTCTGGCTCCGGGGGCGCTCACGAAAACCGTCCGCCGTACTACGCTCTTGCCTACATCATGAAGTCGTAAGCTATGACACCCGAGATGCTCTGGAGTCTTGGTCTCAGCGCGGCACTCGGCCTGATCGGCTGGGTGCTGAAAAACCATGTCGAGGAGGTGAAGCGGTTGCAAATCCTGCTGAACCGCACCCGCGAGGAGGTCGCGCGTGACTACGTCACACGGGCCGACATGCACACCGACATGAACCGGGTCATCTCGCGGCTGGACAACCTCGACAAGAAGATCGACGAACTGATGCGGAGCCTTAGCAGATGAGACTAGCACTCGTCCTCTTGGTCGCCGGATGCGGCCCTGTTACTGTGTCTTCGGTGGCCTACACCACTGCCTGCCCGAAAGGTGACCGACAGTGCGAGATTCGTCAGAATGCGGAAACGCTGTACTACATGGCCATGCCAGACGCGGCCAACCAGCTCCTGTGCTCTGGCGACACGCGGGATGCTATGGGAGCCTTGTGCTCTATCTACTGATGGCCCTGCCCGCCGCCGCCCAAGTCACGGGCTATCTCAACACCAACAGTGTAAATAACGACTCCGTCATAGGCTCCAACAACAATGACAGCACCACGAACTACAACGGTGCTGGGTCTGCCCCATTCTCAACGCCCGTGCCGACAGCCGCAGCGCCGACAGTCATGGGCGGCGGCGGCAATGATAGCTGCCTCATTCCGACGCAGAGTGCTTTCCAGATCAGCATTTTCGGTCGCGCCGAGGGTAGCATGGAGCAAGACCCGGAGTGCAACCGCCGCAAGGATGCGAGGCTTCTAGGGACGCCGCAGGAGCAAGGGGGCCTCGGTCTGCAGGTCAGCGGCATCTCGGTGATGTGCGACAACCCCGCCATCTTCAAGGCCATGGCCCTAGCCTCGACGCCGTGCCCCATCTACAGCCTAGAGACAGGCAAACTGCTGGTGGGCCGAGAGGGGTACATGGCCATGCGTGACAGCCCCCATGTGTATGTGGTAGGATACGCCCAAGATCAGTCCTTTTGGGACACATTTCTCATGATGGGAGAGGAGCTTCCAGATGTCCTACCTCAAGAAAGCAGTGGCCCTACTTTGTCTGAGCGCTTCCGTCGCTCACGCAGAGCCGACGATGACGAACCTGCAGGGGTCGGCCCAGACAATCCTTAACCAGTTGTCAGCGGCCCAGAGCCTGACGGCTGGCGCGGTCTACAGTGCTGGCCAAGGCGACATCCTCGCTCCCGGCATCATGCAGACGGCGACTGTCACCGAGCAGATGCGGCTTGATTACAACGCCGACGTTCAGGGGGTGATCGACGCGACCTACTACAACGCCGAGCTCCTGTTTCAGGATAACTACGTCGCAACGATGGCAAATCTCGATACGGCTGTCGATAACCTCGTTGCCGCGACTGCGGTTTTGATGGAGGTGCAGGCGGTTGCGAACATGGCTGCCAATGCCGACACGGTGCAGCAGCAGATGGCCGTGCAGGCCGTTCTGACCAACAGCGACATGACCATTACCGCCGCCGACGTGAGTAACTACAACAACGCCCTCGGCGCGGTGCAGTCTTACGCCCGCGATGCTGGCGCTTTCTTGGCTGCCTCGCGCAACACGACCATGACCAGCACTGTGGATGCCTACGCCTCCACCAGCGGCACCAGCCTCTACGGCGCGACGGTGGCCTACTCTGCCACGGCTGACATCATGAACATCAGCGCCACCAACGTCTTTGGTATCGGCCTGCAAGGGCTGCTACAGGCCAACACTGTGACACTGGCCGACGTTTACGCGGCAGGCTACGGCTCGTGAGCGAAGAAGCTGAAACCAACGGCCTGCGGATCGCAGGTTTCGACATCAAGGGCTGGTGGCTTGCCGCCGCCCTTCCTGTCTTGTCTGGCTTGAGCGGCACGATCTACGTGGGCTACGATACCGTCAACCGTTTCTGGGCTGTTGAGGAGAGCGTAGATGGCGTCTTGGGCGTTGAAAGCCGGGTGCAGACGCTTGAGCAAGCCATACAGGACAATGACGTCCGGGGCCTTGCCCCTAAGTTGTCGGCGATCAGCACCCAGATGGTGTCGATCCTCGAACAACAGAAAGAGCTGATGGACTTGCGGTCCATGGTTGAGAAGTCGGACGCTGTTACCAGCGGCCTTGAGGGCAAGCTTGAGAAGTATGACGCCGAGATCGAAGACCTGTGGAAAGCGATGGACGATCTGATAAGGAACCCGATGCAATGATGAAACTTGAGAACTTCGTTTGGCTGGGCTTCATCGCCGCCTTGGGCGCGGTCTTCTACCTGTCTGGTGACGGGTTCTACCGCTACCCCTGCCAAGACCCCGTGAACTGGACTGCACTCGAGTGCACTCCCCCGATTTGCCTTCGCACTGGAATGTGCGCCAATGATCTGACAGGAGCCTCGCAATGAGCAAGAACGACCCAGACGTGATGGAAGCCAAGCTGCGCTACTTTATTGGCGTGGCCCTGACCGTGATCCTCGGTGGGGTGATCTTCTCCATCCTCTACAGTTTGATTTTCGTGACCCAGCCGCTCGGCGACTCGAGCGAGAACGACCGCAAGTTCTTTGAGCTGCTGACCCCCATCGCCTCGTTCATCGTGGGTGCCTTGGGCGGCGTGATGGCGGCCGGAAACAACAAACAAAAGGGCGGCAATGACGAGCCCCCGACACAGGAGTACACCGAATGATCGGTCGCATCGTAGGTATGCTTGTTGGCCGCAAGCTCAAAGAGAAGGCCGTGGACGCAGTGCTGGACAAGGTGAACCTGCCTGACCCGGTCGAGAACGCGATCAAGGTCGCAGCCACGGGCAACGTTGGCGATCTGCTCGGCGGCATGGGCAAGGACATGGCGCAGGAAGCTGTGCTTGGTGCAATCACCAAGAAGGTGCCGATCAAGAGACCGAAGAAATGAAGTGGCTGGCACTGCTCCTGCTGACGGCTGCGCCTGCCCATGCTTATGAAATTACCCGCGTCATTGACGGCGATACCGTGGAGATTGCGGTGGACTTCCTGCCAGAGCCTCTGCCGCCTAAGCTGTCGATCCGGGTTATTGGCATCGACACCCCAGAGAAAGCACCTCGCGCTCAATGCGACGCGGAAGCAGCTTTGGCTAAGAAAGCCAGCGCCTTTACAAAAGACGCGGTTGCCAACGCCCTCGAGGTCGATATCAAAATCCTCAAGTGGGACAAGTACGGTGGCCGGGTGCTTGGCGAGGTCTACCTAGACCACCAGAGCCTAGCCCAAAGCCTGATTTCCGCGGGCCTAGCCCGTCCATACAAAGGTGACGCCAAGCAGTCTTGGTGCGAATAGGAGAATGTGAATGAGCCTCATTACCGAAGCCCAACTGGCTGTGATGATCCCGACCAACAAAGAGGTCGGTGAATGGTGCGCTGCCCTCAACGAGATGCTGCCAAAGTACGGCATCACCACCGACAAGCGGATCGCGGGCTTCATCGCCCAGTGCGCCCATGAGAGCATGGACTTCCGAGTCCTGCAGGAGAACCTGAACTACAAGGAGGCCACCCTCCTGAAGGTGTTCCCGCGCTACTTCGGCCCCGGCAAAGAGAATGCCGCCGAGTATGCAGGCAAGCCTGAGAAGATTGCCAACTACGTCTACATGGACAAGAACCGGTCAAAAGGCGGGGCTTTAGGCAATGTAAAGGATGGTGACGGGTGGTTATTTTCTGGAAAAGGTCTGAAACAGGTTACTGGCCGTGCAAATACGACGGCTTTTGGTAAGACCATTGGCATGACCGCCGAGGAAGCCGCTGTCTACCTGTTGACCAAGAAGGGCGCGCTTGAGAGCGCACTGTGGTTCTGGGGCAGCCGCAACCTGAACGAGGTCGCAGACACGGGCGACCAAGTGCGGCTGACCAAGATCATCAACGGGGGCGACATCGGCTTGGCTGATCGTCAGGCCCGCTATGCCAAAGCTATGGCTGCCTTGGGTGGAAAGATCGACGCACCCGCATCAAAAGCCTCGGCCCCTGCAGCTGGGACCTCGGCCCCCGCAGCTATCGGCAGCGAGACCCTGAAGCGGGGCAGCACGGGCGCTTTGGTGAAGCAGCTTCAGGAGAAGCTGGGCATCGAGCCCGCTGACGGTATCTATGGGTTTTGGACTTCGAACGTGGTGAAGGAGTGGCAGGCTAAGAACGGCCTGACTGCTGACGGCGTCGCAGGGCCGAAGACATTGGCTAAACTGCTGGGGTGAGGTATAACATCTCTAGCAGGAGATAATCATGGCACTCACCAAGCTCGTATTCCGGCCCGGTATCAACCGCGAGACCACCGCCTACGCCAATGAGGGCGGATGGTTTGACTGCAATCTCGTGCGTTTCCGGGCCGGAAAGCCTGAGAGCATTGGCGGGTGGACACGCTACACCAAGACCGCCATGCTCGGAACTGGGCGGTCTCTCCTGACGTGGACTGCGCTCGATGGCACCATTTACAGCGGCATGGGAACCAACCTAAAGTACTACGTTATTCGCGGTGGTGCGCTGAACGACATCACCCCGATCCGAGAGACGACCACTGCTGGCGCGGTAGTGTTTGACGCGACCACAGGATCGTCGGTGATTAAGGTGACGGACTCGGCAAACGGCGTGTACCTAGGAGACTTCGTGACGTTCTCTGGCGCTGCCAGCTTGGGTGGGAACGTGACCGCTACGATCCTGAACACAGAGCATCGAGTGACGAGGGTCATCGATACGAATAACTACGAGATCACCGTAAGTGTCACGGCCAACTCGTCTGATTCTGGAGACGGCGGTGCCTCCGTAATCGGCATCTACCAGATCAACACAGGCCTAGACACGTCAGTGTTCGGCACTGGATGGGGTACTGGTCCTTGGTCTCGTGGAACTTGGGGCTCTGGGTCCACCACGACCATCCCCGGGGCGCAGCTTCGTGTGTGGTCTCAGGACAACTACGGCGAGGACCTCATCATCTGCGTTCAGGATGGTGGAATCTTTTACTGGAGCAAGAGCGGCGGGCTCGCAGCTAGGGCTGTTGCCCTCGAAGACTTGGCTGGCGCTCAAGCGGCCCCCACCGTAGCAAAGACCGTCATCGTGTCGGAGCGTGATCGCCATGTCATTGCCTTTGGCTGCGACCCCGAGGGCGACCCCGGAGTGCAGGACCCTCTTATCATCCGGTTCTCAGATCAAGAAAACGCCGCAGAGTGGCGCACCTTGCCGACTACCACTGCTGGTGAGCTTCGCATCGGTACGGGCTCCGAGATCATCGGTGCTATCCAGACGAAGCAGCAGATTGTCATCTTCACTGACGTTTCGATTCACGCCATGCAGTACATTGGCGACCCCTTCACCTTCGGCTTGCAGGAGGTGTCGTCGTCGATCTCGATCACCAGCCCGAACGCCATGGTTGCCGTAGGTGACGTTGTCTACTGGATGGGAAAGAACGAGTTCTACGCCTACGATGGTGCCGTTGTTCAGATTCCATGCGACGTTAAAGAGTACGTCTTCTCGGGCCTGAACATTCAGCAGCAGCTCAAGGTTTATGCTGGGCACTCCAGCTCGTTCTCTGAGGTGTGGTGGTTCTACCCAAGCCTGAACAGCCAAGAGAACGACAGCTACGTGGTGTATAACTACGAGCAGAAAATCTGGTACTACGGAACGCTGTCCCGCACGGCATGGCAGGACCGAAACGTGCTGTCCTTCCCTACGGCAATTTCCACAGACGGGTACGTCTACTACCAAGAGAACGGCTTGGACGACGGCAGCATCAACCCTCCCGTCGCTCTGGCTCCCTACATCGAGTCGAGCGTCGTGGACATTGGGGACGGCGACCAGTTCATGTTTGCCACACGGATCATACCGGACCTGACCTTCCGCAATTCGACCAACGTGTCGCCCGTGGCTACGCTGACGATCAAGGCCCGGAACTTCCCCGGCGGCGCTTACTTTGCGTCGGACATTGACCCCGTAACAAAGACGGCCTCACTGCCGGTGGAGCAGTTCACTGACCAGCTCTTCACGCGCCTGCGCGGCCGCTCTATGTCGCTGCGGATCGAGTCCAACCAGACGGGCACCGCGTGGCGGCTTGGTGACCCTCGCCTCGATCTTAGAACTGACGGCAGGCGCTGATGCCCAGCAGTTCACCAGCACCGTTCTTCCCCACCCCTCCCGGGGAGTACAACAGACAGTACATGGCGCAGCTCATCCGCGCCTTCTCGGTGTTCGTCCAGCAGGTCAACAACCCGGGCGACGCGATCTTCACGACGCTGCGGCTGACGAACCTTCCGACCAATGATCAGGGCCTACAGACTGGAGCCTTGTTCCAGCACGATGGTTTTGTTAAGATCACGCAAGAAAACGCGCCACACGTTGCAGGGGTATCTGGAACCTCTGCCGTCGGCACAGTCACGGTGGTAATCACATGATCCAGCTCCTCGCTCCTCTCCTCGGTGGTCTTGGTGGGCTCCTGTTCCCTGCCGCCGCGGGCGCAGCGGCCGGTGGAGCGGCAGCCACAGGCATTGGTGCACTGCTCTCCAAGGCAGCGCTCCCGGCCCTCGGCGCAGGTCTCGGAACCCTTGTCTCGGGCGGTGGTGGCAAGGACGCGATCCGCAACGCCCTGCTCATGGGCGCTGGCGTCGCCGCCTTCCCGGGGCTTGCGGGCAGGATTCAGGGCAGCGAGTTCGGACAATCCGTTACGGGTGGTCTGGCCGACATCTTTGGAGGCGGGACGCAGCAGGCACCGACGACCTCACCTCTGCCGCAGCGCAGACCGGAACCCGCATCAGCGACGATGTCCACGTCCGGAGCAGCGCCTGAAAGAACGGGCACTGCGACTCCCGGGGATCGTCAGGGTCCCATGTCCACTATTCCTAGCATTGCTGAGATCAACATGGTTCGCCCGGAAGGCCTGCAGGTTTTGCCTCAGGTCAGCATGGTTCGCCCTGACTACGGCACAGGCATTCCCGCCACGCTTCCGCCTGTGGTTATGCCGGGGTCGAACTACAATCAGGAAGATCGCTACCGCGGCATGCAGTCGGCACTGGAGATGGCTGCCAACCTAGCATCCACGGGCGATGTTGAGGGCATGCTGGAAGCCAACAAGGTGTACGACCGCCTGTACCGTCCCGGCTTCCGCGGCTTCGCCATGGGCGGCGAGATCGAAGGTCCGGGGACCGGGACCAGTGATTCGATCCCTGCCGAGATTTATCAGGACGGCAAGCCCGTCCAAAAGGCCGCCCTCTCGGACGGCGAGTTCGTCATGACGGCTGACGCTGTCAAAGGCGCTGGGAACGGAAGCCGCGACCGCGGCGTCAAACGGATGTACGAACTCATGCGCCGCTTCGAGAGCGGGGAGATGGTATAATGGGCAAGAGCCAACCACAAACCTCCACGGTTACGCAGTCCGTACCGGAGGAGTCGAAACCGTTCCTCTACGGCGAAAAGGGCATTCTGCCCCGGGCTCAGGCGCTTTCTGAGCAGCCAATGAACCTGCCTGACTATCAGGTGGCCGGGCTGACCCAGCCGCAGATGCAGGCCTTCAATGTCGCCCAGAGCGGCATTGGCGGGTACATGCCCGCCCTGTCTCAAGCCGCTCAGGCTACGCAAGGCGGCATCGGGGCCGTAAGCCAAGGTCTGGGGATCGTACCGGCCGCCCTGTCCGCCGCCCAGCCCTACCAGACAGGCGCTGCCGCCACGGGCTTCGGTGCCACGCAGGGGTACAACCCGACGGCTGGCTATCAGGGCTACATGAACCCCTACCTCGAAGACGTGGTGCGGCAGTCGGAGCAGGACATCGCCCGTCAGGGCCAGATGCAGGCGCAGCAGCTGCGGTCGCAGGCCGTCGGCGCTGGGGCCTTTGGCGGCAGCCGTCAGGCGGTCGCTGAGCGCGAACTCGGCCGTAACGTTGCTGAGCAGCAGGCGCGCACCAGCTCCGGGCTCCGGGCCGGTGGTTTCGAGCAGGCCCAACAGCAGGCTCAGCAGGCCTTCGAACAGCAACAGCAGCGCCAAGGTCAGTTTGCACAGCTCCTTGGAAACCTCGGGACGTCCTTCGGCCAGCTCGGCCTTCAGGGTGCCGGGCAGATCGGTGCGCTGGGCCAAGGCCTTGGCAGCCTCGGGACGCAGATGGGCGGCCTTGGCGAACTCGGCCAGAACCTCAACATCCGCGATGTTGGGACGCTCATGGATATTGGCACCGTTCAGCAGGCTCAGTCGCAGGCAGGCCTCGACGCGCTGCGCCAGAACCAGTATCAACGGACCATGGCACCGTATCAGCAGCTTGGCTTCTTCTCGGACATCTACCAAGGCAT